ATGGGCGCCGCCTCCGACTTCTACAGCGGCGTCGTCCAGTGCAACATCTACGTCCCCAAGAACGCTGGAACGTCCACCCTCTCCTCCCTGTGCGAAGCGGTGATCGACGGCCTCACCTCCGTCAACGCCTCCGGCTACACAGACACCTTCACCTGCAAGCCCAAAGTCCGCGACATCGTCGGTCCCACGCCGCTGGACATTGAGGACCGCTCGCACTTTGTGGGCATCATCTCTTGCGAATTCACGGCAAACGCCTAGTGTATTATTGAACAACTTGCACCCGCTCCATGCGAGCCGTCGAACTGCTCCGCAACAAATTCGGAGTCAGCCAGCTTTACAAGCACGAAGTCAAATCCGGCGACGAGACCCTGCTGGAGATCTACTGGCACCCTTTGACCATCGCCGAGCGCGAATCCATCCAGAAAAAGTCCGGCACCGATGATGCCGGTGACTTCGCGCTGAGTCTGATGATCGAGAAAGCCCTCGACAAAGACGGCAAGCGCCTCTTCCAAGACGGCGACCGCGCCGCCCTCCGCCGCGAAGTCGAAGCCAGCATCCTCCAAGAAATCCAACTGGCAATGCTGACCTCCGGCTCCGAAACCAAGGTGGAGGAAGCGAAAGCCGCCCTAAAAAGCTAACCCCGACTGGTACTTCATCTTCTTCCTCGCCAGCGAGTTGGGCATGACCGTTGCCCAGCTATCAACGCAGCTCACCCAGGAAGAACTGACCTCTTGGGCAGCCTTCTTCGCATTAAAAGCCGAGCAAGAAGAGAAGGCGATGGAACGCGCCAAGCGCAAGAGTCAGGCTGGTACGCAGCGTTCCAAGTAAACTGCTGACAGACTCTTCTACGCCCCGCCGTGGCCAATTACAGCGTAGACATTGAAGTAGCCATAAAAGGCGGCCAAAAAATTAACGAATTTACGCGCAGTCTGAATCGACTTAACCGTGAAATAACTGTAATTAACGGCCGAGCTAAGCAACTTGAAGGCGTATTTCGCGTCGCAAGTATGCAAAATTATGCCATCGCTGTGGGCAAGGCTGAAAGTGCTTTACGCCGCGCAGCCGAAGGCACCGCACAAGAATCACGCGCCGTAAAAGCTCTTGTCACCGCGATGGAGCTGGAAAATAAAGCCCGCGCACGCAAAAACTTCCTCATTGCACAAGAAGTCGCAAACAGACGCAAAATTATTGAAACTTCGGACGCGTATAAAACAGCCATTGGTCCCCAAGCCGCACCAGTTCCGTTTGCCCGAGGTCCCGCCTCTCCCATTCGAGGCACAGCAACAATGCCAGGCTCTCCAGCGGCATTAGCTGCTGCAGCCGGCGGCGGTGGTGCAGCCTTAAGGGGAGGCGCAGGACGTTTTGGTGCAGCAGCTAGCAGCGCCCTTATCGGTGGCGCGTTTCCGCTGTTGTTTGGTCAAGGAGCCGGTGCTGCTGCAGGCGGCTTCATCGGTGGCGCTGCCGGCGGTTTGCTGGGCGGCCAAGCCGGCTTCGCGCTATCACTCGTTGGCACGCTTCTCGGCGACATTGCCTCTAGAGGTCAAAAAGTAAAAGAACTTGCTGCAGACATCGGTTTTTCGGCGCAGCAAACAAAAATGCTGTCCGACGCCTTCAAAACAGCAAATACCGACATCGAAAAATTTACCGGTGTAATCCAAAACGTACGAGGGCTGGGACTAGCCATTGAAGATCAAGGGCGGGCTATCCAGTTAATTACAACGCTTACTGATAAATACGGCGGTTCCTTTGAAAAAGTAGGTAACGCAATTACATCTGCCCTGGAATCTGGAAAAGTTAGCCAAGCAACATTAAATCAACTAACCAGTCAAGGTATAAACATCCAAGGCGCTTTGGCCGATAAGTATAAAGTAAGTCGAGATGCCATCTTAAAGATGGCCAAAGACGGAGAAATATCTGTTCAATCACTTATTGACACGCTGGTTGATATGGGCAACACAGGCGAGTCGGCGGCAGACAGGCAGCGATCTGCCATGGACAATCTACGCAACAGCGTAGAAAAACTTGTTGCAGCTACAACCCAAGCAATCAAGAGCATCGGCCAAACCCTGGGACCCGTTTTCGACTGGCTTAAAGGTCGCGTTGAAGATTTTATTAACGCTCTTTCACGCGCAATCAGCCGTCTTGCCGATCTAATCAGCGGCGGCAAAATGATGCAGGCTACAATCCGAGCAGAAACAGCTGCCCAACAAGCTACAACTAATAAATTCGGTATTCTTGGAGGCATCCGGGCCATCAATCCGGCCGCCGAGGCATTTTTCCAGGCTGAGAAGGAGCGGCAGTTAAAACTGACTGCCCCCGGAGCTTTTCCTAAAGCGGTAACAACACCGTTACAAACATTTAGAGTACCGGCACAAGCTGCAGCAAGCGGTGGAGGCGGAGGCACTACTGCGAAAAAAGAAAAAGAGATTAAGGATATTACAGCTCAGGAATTAAACCTCAGACTGCAACTGCTGCAAGCACAGGCAGCGCAGAATAAAGAACTCGAAGCCTTTTACCAGAGACAACTTTCTTTACTGGAAATAAACCAACGAAAAATCGGTCAAAACGAGCGCGAAGCTCAAATTTTTGAAGTAATGGTCAGATACACACAAACAATGCGCGACCTGGAACGCCAACGTTCCGAAGAAATCGCAACAAAAACTTTGGAAAGCGTAGCAAAATTGTCCGAAGGGTACACAGCCAACATAAATGCCCTGAAAGAGCTAAATAACCAACAACTACAGCAACAAAACCTCGCAGAAGGTATTGCCGGAACATTGGGCCAAACAATGACGTCAGCCTTTGAAGCTCTTGTTATTGGCGCCGAAAGTTTCAATGCAAGTCTGCGAGGTATCGCTTCCGGTGTTCTTATAGAGATTGCTAACCAACTGCTGCGTATCTACATCATTGAGCAAGCTATATCGACACTTCGGACATTCCTATCCCCCATTTCTGGTGGAGGCATACCTGGTTACGGCCAAGGTGCCGTAGCTACCGGAGCTTTCGGAGTCAGTAGCGGCGGTTTTGGCGGCCCATCCGTAGCGGGAATCCCATTGGGACCGTTCGCGGGCGGTACTTTCGGCGTTCGTGCCGCAGGCGGTCCGGTCTCTGCTGGCTCGCCCTATCTCGTCGGCGAACGCGGTCCCGAACTGTTTATGCCGCGTACCAGTGGCAGCATCTACCCCAACGACGCGATGGGCATGGGTGGTGCAAACATTGTCGTGAACGTCGATGCCGGCGGCTCTAGTGTGGGAGGCGATTCCGGCCAAGCCAACCAACTCGGCAAGGCTATCGGCATCGCGGTCCAGCAAGAACTCATCAAACAAAAACGTCCCGGAGGCTTGCTCGCCTAATGGCCACCTTCCCCGCCATAACCCCCACCTACGGCGCCCAGAAAAGCAGCCGCCCCAACGTGCGTACGGTCCAGTTCGGCGACGGCTACCAGCAACGCCTGACCTACGGACTCAACCAAAACCCCAAGAGCTGGAGCCTGACCTGGGAAGTCTCCGAAACCGACGCCGACACCATCGAGACCTTCCTCAACAACCGCGCCGCCGACAACGCCAGCTTCGACTGGACTCCCCTCGACGAAGCCACCTCCTACAAGTGGATTTGCCCCGAGTGGAACAAATCCGTCCCTTACAAAAACCGCGCCACTATTACAGCTACGTTCCAACAAGTATTTGAACCCTGATGGCGTATTCAGCCTGGGCTAGTTCAACTGCATACGTTGTTGGCGATATTGTCCGCGCTAGCAGCCTGCAGGCGTCCGGCCTTGTTTTCCAATGCACCACGGCTGGCACCAGCTCCAGCACCCAACCCGCGTGGCCAACCGACATTGGCAGCACCATCACCGATGGCACGGTTGTCTGGACGGCGATTAGCAGCGTCTATGAGGAGCTAGCCGCACTGGCACCGAGCGCCATCATCGAACTGTTCGAAATGACGCTGGACACCACCCTGCACGGCAGCAGCGACACCTACCGCTGGCACAACGGCTGCAACGCCAACGTCACCGGCAACATCACTTGGAACGGCAACGCTTACACTCGCCTACCCGTCAAGGCCGAGGGCTTTGAATACACCAACACCGGCACAC